GATTTGATCACAAATCTCATTGATGAATAGACGGCCGTAAGTATGCCGATGATGGCAACGCACAAGGCCGCCCATTCAAGAAGTGTCATGATTTAACTATCGACCGAGTGAGTCTTTGGGATTGAGATACCGGTAAATCGGTGGCAATACGCTTGCAAGTCCGGCTCCGGCCAAAGCTTTGAGACTTGTCGATCCCGTTGCAAGATAGAATGCAATGATGGATGCAACAAATGCTCTTGCCCATGAACCGGCCATGCTTTTGATTGTGTCTTTTGTTTGTTTTGTCATGCTTGCTCCTTAAAATCCGGCCTTCCGAATCCCACGATGGAACCACCTTTGGAGTATTGTCTTTTCTTTCGCATTACTTCGCCGCCGTTGCGCTGAGATCCCCCGGCTCCGGATGTGTTGCCCTCAATGGTTTCACACCATCCTTTGCCAAGATCTTTTACGACAATTCCGACATGCGAAATTCGATTAACATTATCATCCGGGAAATCAAAGTATGCAATCCATCCGGGCGATGGCGCGGATGTGCTCCATTTGTCGAGCTTCTTAAATGCATTTGATCCGTTCACGGTCGAGACGGTATTTGGAATCTTAATTTTTGATTTTTTGCAACACCAATTGACGAAACTTCCGCACCATGGGAGCCCATTGGCTTTCATGGCTTCGCCATACTTTGTTAAATTGTCAAAGGTTTCGGCGTAGCCAATCTCGGCTTCGGCGATCTCAATAAGTTTTTGTGCATTCATTAAAGCGAGGCGATTTCTTCCGGCGATAAACCTAGATCGGCAAGCTTTGCAAGTGCCGAAGTTCTTATCGCTTCTTTTGCGGCAACGCTCGCCATATTGCGCTCATACTCTGCCGTTTCCTCAGCTGTAAAAGGTTCTACGGTAATTTCACCAGTGGTTACATTGTGAACAGTTTTTGTATATTTTGTCATATTAACTCAATCCATAAAGAAAAATTGACCCAGAAGCAAGGTAGGTAGCCCCGCCGCCGAGTGTTAAAGTAATAGATGATATTGCAGAAGTAGACCTAAATAAACCTAAATTACTTAAAGTTCCGCCAGTATCACCGGCGGCATTGTATGAAACGCTTTGTGAAAAGTAAGCCTTAAAGTTTGCACTTGCATAATCATACAAAGGCATATTGCCACCTTGACCGCCGCCGGAAGTACCAACCACGCGGAAACCGTCAAAATTGCTTAAATTAACGCCGGTGTTGCTATCATAAACCGTTGAAGTATTGCCGTTGAATGTGACCGCAATGTTGTTTGAACTTGTACCGCTTGAATCAATCCCTTGCATACTCAATAACAAATGTTTATATGTGCCCGGAATAGAACTTAAGGTCACGACCGAAGTGCTAACCGTTGGAGTAGTAGTGCTAATTAAAGTAAATCCACCGGCCGCCGCCCAAGATAATCCGGTGGCCTGTCCGCTTGCCGCCGTAAGAACGGTTCCGTTGCTTCCAACGGCGAGGCGAGCGTCTAAGGTGCTAAAGGTATATAAATCGCCTTTTGTAGTAAGCGGCGATACCGATCCGGTCTGCACATAGTCAAAAAATGTTGCGGTGCTTGCACTTCTAAAGTAAAGCACGCCGCCTTCGTATTGATTAAGAGCTAATGATCCGGCGGTGTTTACTGTTGCAGAGCCATTTGTAATTGTGCAAATGCCGGCACCAATATTTTGAATATTGACGGTATCACCGGCGGCAAATAAAAGATCGTTGATTGTGATCGTGGTTGCCGATGCGCTATTCATGATCACGGTTGCTCCGGCATCGGCCGCAACCAAAACATATGATGCGGTCTTAGCCGTGGCAGATCCACCGCCCATCGCGGTTTGTTGAAGCGATGTGAGTTGACTTGCGAGCAAAACTTGCCCGGTCGTAAATGTTTGCTTTGCCATGTTACTCCTTAATATCCGAGCACATCGGTGTCAAGTACCCCCGAGATGCTTGAGTCTAATACAAAAACACCGGAAACATATGATTGACCGACTAAAAATTCGGTAAACCATGATTGCGGTGTAATTGTGTGCACCGTGCCTTGAATGACAAGATTGCTTGTCACCGATCCACCGGGCAAAGTCTGAGTAACTTGTATCGGTGAATATATGTCTAACTCTAAAGCGGCCACAATTCGAGCCGGATCATCATCATCAAATGCATCAATTAAAAGAGCTTGCATTCTTAATTGTTCGGATATCTCTTTTCGAGATGCCACAATCATTTGCGCTTGATTCAAAGCATCCGCATCACTTTGCATAAGTAAGCCCGTGCGAATTTTTGAATGGCTGTAATACTGATCAATGGATGTTTGATCAAAATCAATCTGCTCCGATCCGCCGGATCTTGTGACGGATGCATAATTAACAAGCCCGGTGTCCGACAAATCAAAAGAGACTTTTTCGTATGCAATGCCACCGCTTCCGGCATCGGTGAAGATTGTTGGTGTGCCAGCTTGCGCGATTGCAATGTCTGCCCGTGAGTAGAAATTGGCATATCCAAATTCGTCAAATAGAAAAGAGCCGAGTTCGGTTTGTTCAATATTTTGAATGGCGGCGAGCGCACTTCTTCCCGAAGTCTGAGGATCGGCTTGCACGGTCGTGGTCGCGGTGGTTGAGATGTCTCTCATGCCACCCGGCCAATCGGCGGCATCTAGCAAAGCGGTGATTCTTGCCGAAGTCGTTTGACCGGCGGTGCCGGTTGCAAAGGTTCCAAGCGTGGTCAAATTAAGCAATTGAAAGCCATCTACGGCCACGATGTCCACAAAGGCAGGATCGAACCCCGTTGGTGATTGGTAGTTCCATGATTGAATGTATCCCGAAAAGACGGTGTAGGTGTTGCCCAAATAAGTACCTTGCAAGCGGATTTTTCGGAGCGGCAAAATCTTTCCATAAACTACGCTCAAAGTGTTTTCCGGATTGAAGAGCCCGGTCTCATCGATCAATCTCAAATTTGCACCGCCGCCCACAAAAGAATCTTGATTGCGATTGTAAGCCCGGCGCACTTGTGCTCTCATAACATATTGCGAGACATCAATGACTTGATTCGCGCTTGTACCTAAGACCGAAGCATCAAGTGGCGTTGCCGGATTATCCAAAATAAGGCTTGGATCGAAAACCGCTCCATTCGAAAAATCGATGGTACACGCTAAAACCGCTCCCATCATCGACCCAAATTCGGAAGGGTGACGGTGTTGCCTTGACGATTAAGATTGCCGATTAAGTTTGAAATATAGAATCCAAGATCGCCCTCGGTTAAAAGACTTCCGGCCACATTGACGGTGACATTTGGCACGCCGCTTCCCTCATAACCGGAGCTCATATCTGCCAAGCTCGGAGCCATACCCGATCCACCTAAGTCTTGAGCAAAAAAATCTTTTAATCCTTGAGTAATAAAAGGATCCGGCGTGGTCGGTGGTTTTAGATAGTCAAGATTCACGAGACCAAGATCAAGACTCGAGAATTGATCCATTGCTCCACGGCTTGCCACGCTGTCTTGCGGATTTCTTGGCGTTAAGAATCCACCAAAAGGTCTATCGGCCGCACTTGCTTGCTCATTTGCTTCTTTGATTTTACCGATAGCGGCAAGTCTCATCCCGTAGTATTTTGTATACAGATCATTCATCTCGGCAAGGGAGTTCATTTGCTTTGTCACATCATCTTCTTGCAATGCAATCAAAGCATTTACCCGTGTCTTATCTTCTTCGGATAGTTTTCTAGTCAAGGCTACTTGCAAGCTAATTTTATCGGTGTCAAATTGAGCGGCCAATTGTTGCCGAAGAAAAGCATCCCGGTCGCTCTTGGCCTTTTCAAGTGCCGAGATTTTTTCTTGTTTTGCACGATCGGCGGCGGCTTTTGCGGCGGCTCTTTGCTTTGCTTCTTCGGCTTTTAACCCTTTGACAAAATCTGCCAAAGCTCTCTTTTGATCCACAATTGCTTGCATTTCTGCATTTCGTGCTGATGTAACTTGTCGCATTGCGCTCGCCAAGAGTTCTAATTCTACGCGTGCGGCTGTACCATCTTCTCTAAATACGCGATATAACGCTCCCAAAATAGATGATGATTGAACATACTCATCAAAAGTTTTTCCAAATCTTCCCAATTTTGTATCAAAATTAGTAAAGAAACCGATAAAATTACCAATGCCAAGAACTACATCGCCAATTGATCGCGCAAGCTTGTCAAAATTTTGAGTGGTTTCTTCTATCGATCCAGCCGATGACCCAATCTTTATAATTGCATTTACCAAAGATTGACCGATGATCTCACTAGCTTCATCGGCGGCCACCTTAAGCCTTGCCATTTTGCCTTCTACCGTGTCCGCTTCGGCCGCCGCAAAGCCCGCAAAGGTGCGGCGTAGTTCACCAAAAATTGCATTAAAATCTTTTGTTGCAAGAATGTCTTTGTCAATGCCAACGCCTAATTTTGTAAGCGCGTTAAAATTGCCATCAACCGCTTTACTTAATCCAACGGAAACCACGGATAAATCTTTTTGAATGCCTTTTGAAATATTAATTGCAAGATTTAACATGTCGAAAGCCGAACTGACTTCACCGGTACTTCTCACAATGCGAGACAAGGCCGGCCTCAACTGATCATCCGACACGCCCGTCAAGCGTTGAATTTTGTCAATTTGTGCATCAGCCGCATCTATTACGCCTTGAGATGCACCGGCTGAATTTTTAAGTGATAGCGCAAGAATCCTTTGTGCTTTCTCATCGGCCAATGCATTCTTGACCGACATCTCTCCAAATTTAATTGCGGCGGCCGAAAGAGCGGCATACGCGGCAATACCTATCTTTGAGACTCGACCAAGTGCACCCTCATATTTTTGCGTTGATTTGGTTGCGTTCTTGATGCCCTTGTCATTTAACTTGGTAATAAATTGAACTATGACATCGCGTGTTAGAGCCATTTAAGACCCCCTCTTGACAAAGGCATATAACTTCTTGTCAAGCACATCTTGGATGTCATCTTGCGCTTGCTTGCCGTACATCCTTGCGACCTTGTAAATCAATCGCGGCGCACCGGCGTGATCGCCTTTGCGTTTAATACCTTCTCGAAAATCATCGGGCGCATTTCTATTTCGTGATTTCATGGCCGCACCTTTGCGGGGTGAATTTGGCTCGGCTAACTCATAAATAATTCCGGGCACCGATGTATTTTTTAAGGCAAGCGCATTGACCTTGTAAAGATTGCCACCCGGAGCGCGTTCTTGACTTGATTTGGCCGTGGCGATCTTGATTCCCTTGCGCATCTTCGAAGAATCCCATACCCATCGCACATCGCTTGCGCGACCACGGTGCACTTGATCATTTTCCCATCCCGGGCTTGTGTAGGTCGGCGCAACGGTACGCCATCCACTCAATGCCGGATCACCGGGCACAAAGCCGCGTGCCTTTTCCTGCAATGGTCGGACTACTTTTTTAAGTGATTTTAACAAATCTTTTTGAAGATCCGGGCTCAAGCTCTTGAGATCGGCAAGGAGTTTTTTGTAGTCCTCGATATAGATCCCACGCTCTGCCATCATCTTCTCCTTGTCCTCGGTGCCTTCTTAACTTGCATCCGCTCTCTTAAGATGTTTTTAATTGATGAATAAATTGCCGGATCACATTCGAGAAGTGCATTTGGTGCTATCCCGGTCAAGACCGCCACGGAAGCTATTTCGTAGAGTTCCCCGTGACGGTCGATCCATTTTTTGCGTTAGCATCAAAATTCACATCCTCGATGATCTCGAGCCACTTATCAAATTCAAGAGCGGTGTCACTCTTTGCTTTTGCTAAGTAGTGAGCAATCCAATAAAGATCACTCTCTCTTTGTTCATCGGCGATTCTGCGAATAAATCCACATTGAAAATGAGATTCAAAAGCCGCTTTGGATGCGGCCGAAATATCATATTTCTTTGCGGCTCCTTCTAGATAGATCACTTCAACTTGCCACATATAGATCCTTCCCTCTCTTATGTTTTAAGATGTTGCCTTTGTTAGAGCGGTTACCGGAAAAGTTACACTTGCCGTCATTGGAGAGTCCGGAGTCGAATTTATCGGTTGCCAAGACCCTATATAGCATGACATGGAATAACTTGGATTCGTTGCGGTTACCGTGCCCGTTACCGGGATCAATTTGATATTCAACTTTGTGCCAAGTGCATCTTCAAAAAGTGAATTGACACTTGCGGAAGCAAAATCATTGAAGAGCTCAAGTGAGACGGTGCTCGCCTCAAGTCCGCCAATGTAATTTCTTGATGTGTTTGTCATGCTTGTAATTTCAACGGCATCAACTTCTCGTGAGAGTGTTACCGATGAGACAAAAGAAGAAATTGTGGTCGTGCCAGCGATGACAGCGACCAAATTTCCCATGAATATAGCCATTTGTTTTCCTTTCGTTTATCCGATAATTTCAACCCGATACCGATATGCAAGCATATCCGCTCCGGCATTTGTTATCGTTCCCGCGGTCGCGGTCGTGACTCGCAAGGTGCTACATGCTCCGCCTAGTGTTTTATCTGCTTCGATCGCGGCTTTTATCGAAGAAGAACCCGTGCCGGCCAAATATCCATCGAGCTTGTTTTGCCCTGCTCGCTCACTCATCCGGCCAACGATGAGCAAGATCTCGCATTCGGCGGTGTCTAATCCTCGCGCCATTGATGTATCAAAAGAAAAATCTAATTGTCCTACTACGGCCGCCGGCAACGGTGCCGAATCCGGGATGATGTCAAAGCATCGAAGGCCGGTGATTGTGGTCAAATTTGTCTTGAGACCCGTGCGCACATTTGAAGGCACCATGCTCACGCTAGTGTCTCCTTCTTGTAAGCTCTGACCATTGCGGTGATATCGCGGCCGAGCGGTGTCATTCTTATTGCACCCAAATCTCCAAGACCTAACACGCCGCCCGGTGAATCTTTGCGCTTGTATAAATCGCCGGTAAGGATAAGGCATGCGGTTTCAATGTCATCGGGTATCGCCGGCCATCCCCATTTGGCGGTGACTTGTACCCCCGGTCTCATTCCGTTGGAAAATAGACCCGGGAAGATTGGAAAAGTATTGGTATTAGATACCACGGTGACTTGTGTGAATGGCCGGCTCAATGATGGCGCGGTCAATGGGTCCATTACATAATCGGTGTTCAAGACAAGCGTGGTCTCAAAGGTGCCATCGCCATCTTCATCGGTTGCAACAATTAATCCGGTCGTGCTTGATATATCATCGGTGAAAAGAAAAATTGGAGATGAGACTCGATATTGTCGCGCACTTGCACTTGTGTCTGCGTAGAAACGGCGATTTGCGATTCGGTCAATTGATCGTGAAGCGGCTTCAACAAATGATTCGAGCAATGTGTCATCGACTGAATCGCTAATTGATAAGAATGTTTTTGCTTGTGCGAGTGTGGCGTACCCGTTACTTATGGCCATGATCAATCCTTTCGTGAATCAAAGTTAAAAGGGGATCCAATCGTCTTTGATTTGTTTTAAGGTTAAAGCATGATTTGCCGCTTGTGATGCTCCTTGTCACATTCGACTCCATCTCGCGCCTCGCTATTCGAAAAGATTGATCACGGGTCTTGGCGATGAGAGCCCGCGCGGAAGGGTCGCGGACTCTCATCAATCTATGAGCTAAAAGCTCGGGGTAGCCAATCCGGTGCCATTGATTGCGGCAATTGCTCCCGGGTAGCGAAGTGAAGTGAATGCGGAGTATCCAAAGAGCACCATATTGATGGCAACTTTTCCGGCCGGCTCTTCAAATTTGACCATTTGTGCGGCATCTTCCCATAGATGACACTCATTCAAATCGACCACATAGATCGCATCTTGATTTGTGCCCGCTCCCAAAGTGGTCGAGATATTTGCATCGGTATAGACAGGCAACCCAAGAATGGAATACCCGGAATTACCGTATGCCGGCAAGCCGGTTCCCACGCCCATTGCATTTTGTGGATTGTTTGCTGTTGGTACTACCAACGGGCGAAGGTTGCCATCAACACCGGCCAAGAAAAATCCTAATCTTCTCGGATGCATGAAAATCGCATTTGGTGAAGCGAAGATTGTTGATTGAACTTGTTGCACGGCATCGGCAATCTTAGGGAAAACCCCGCTAACCGTTCCGGTGGTCGCGGTGTAAGTCACCAAAATACCGGTAGTCATTGATGCAAGACCTAACGGTTGGCCATTTGCACCGGTGCCATTAAGTAAAGCGGCATCCAATTTTGTATTATAGGCGCGAAGCAAATCACCTACGACAATATTTTCAATATTGTAACCGCGCATCAATGCTTGCTTTGATACTGAGTTTTGTCCGGCAATGGTGTTGATTGAGACGGTCAAAGTCGTATCATCCGGGTCTTGTGTGACGGATGTAGTATTTTCGGAAGTTTGATATGCCACATTTGTGCCGGTCGTAAGTCGGCTGATGACCACCGACATCCCTTGCGCTGGCATGATGTGCTTGCGTGAAGCATCTGCAAAAACGCGGCCACTTCTTGCCAATGGCGCGTAAAGATCGACTAAATATTGGGGAACTACAAGCCCATCAAATGAAGATGTGCTGGCGGCACGCAATTCAACGGCCATTTCGGTCTGATGGCGTTGGATCCGATCGCGTGCTTCGCTGTCTCCGCCAAATTGTGCCTTGAGTGCATCGTTCAAGAAATTGGTCGCGGTGCGCTCTGAGTAGGTCAATTCTTCGCTGACTACATAAGCCGGAGAAGCTGATCTTTTTTCTGCCTTTGGTGCGCTTGCATCAACCTTCGCGGCAAGATCTGCGGCTTTGGAATTGCGAAGCTCGATGTCTGAAATCTGTTCAATTCTTTCATCTAACTTTTTTACTTCGGTGCTTAATGCTTCGACATTGACAAGCTCGACTTCGCTAAGATCGCGCACTTCTTCGGCGGCGCGTTCTACGATTGACTCGATCATCGATGTCTTGCTCTCGCGCTTTTCGCGTAATGAGCCAAGAAATGCGTTTGACATATTGATCTCCTATTTTTTTGGATGTTCATGGATAGCGAAAAGGTGTCGATCGCCATCCGGTGCGAGGTGTCGCATGCGCGAGGTGTCGCATCTAGGGTCGAGGTGTTTTACGACTTTGTTAAATTGTACCGTATTGCGTTAAGATTTTGTAAAATGTCAAGAGCCTTTTGCTTGCGTGTTTCCATTGGTTGCCATGCGTTGCAATAATAATTTGCGGCAATAGGTGCTTGCCATTTGGTGCAATAAAGATTTAGATTAAAAATGCAATTGCCGCAATTACGGCCTTCGGGTACATCTTCACTTGATGCAGGTCGGTAATTATCTGGCAACGCTCGATCTTCATATTCATCTTCTTGGCGATCTTCTGCCACGATATTTTCTGCCCATGATTTACCGGCATCGCCACCCCAAAGAGCCCACGCAATGCGACCATTTGACGGGTATCCATCTTCGCCCGGTCTAAATCCTTCGGCTTGCTTGTCCACTTCATGCCGAGCAAAAAATGAGACCATGCGATTGACGGTCTCAAGTGGTAATTGCTTGCCGTTACTTATATCGCGAGCGCGTGCAATCCCGATCTCTGTGCCGCCGCGACCAAATTCATTCCGCCAATCCAATCCTCTTTGTGCTTCGCTTCTCATTGCCGCCGTTGGTGTATAAGAATCTTGTCTTTGCTCCGCTCGCTTGCCGGAGTATTTTGGATGATCTGCATTGAGCAAGTCATTGTCGGTTATGTATTTTGGATTTTGTGGTCTGCCAGTTCGCGCCAAGAAAAGAAAAGCATTGACACGAGCCATCGACCACGCCGGCCGGCTTATGCCCGGCCGGTGCGATGTCGAGTACGCACCAGAGCCCCGGCGATATACCGCCTTCAAAGCACCAACCCGAACGCGTGTCCAATTTGGTCGATCGGCTTTATTCATAGCGGTATTGTGCTCATTGGTTTTGTTCTGCAAAGCCTTCTCGGTCTCTGCCGAAAGGGATACATCCCCGGATTTTCCGGAAGCTGATCCGGGTTCATTCTTGTCACTTCCCGAAATTTGATCTTTCTCGGGTGCCGGCGGATCAACCCTTTGCCCGTACTCTGCAATATTCATCGCGGTCAATTGTGCTTGTGCTTGATCTTCCGTGCGATGGCATCCCATCAATTCACGATTTGAATCTTTGATGACCGCAAATCCGGAGCATTCCGGATGATCGGAGACTATCGAATATGGCATTTAGGCTTTTAGCTTTGCCAAGATCTCGCGTGCCGCATCAAGTCTTGGAGAATCGACATCGGTCAAATCACGCATACCCGTCACGCTTGCAAGATCACCGTACGCTCCAAAGGTGACAAGGGAGACTTCGGCCAAATGTGCTTTCAATCGCTCGACTACGCCATCGGCACGCTTGCGATTTTTCAATGGCATGAAGCCGATTGACAATTGATCCAATGCGCCATCCTTGACCAGCTCTAAGACTTCATCCCCGGCTTTGGTATTGGAGATCCTAAATTCGCCATATAAACCCTTGTCGGTCTCTCGGAGTAGAGTGGCACGGCCTAGCGGCAAGGCTTGCGCATCATGACCGCGAAGAAGCTTGACTCGGAATGCGGCCTTGACCACATCTGCAAAAGCACCCTTGCGAAATACCTCGGTCAATCCCGGCGCGACCTTTTGCTCAATGTCATAAGGCACGGCGATTCCGGTAATAGTACGGCCATCGCCTTCGGCACGATACTCAAGCTCGGCAAAGTAACTTCGATTCTCCACTTTGGATTCATTAGATATAGACATCGGCTTCTCCTTCGGAATCAACTTCATCAATACCGGATTGTTCAATCTCATTTTCGGCATCAAGATCAAGTGCTTCTCTTTGCTCCATTGCACGCACTTCATCAATTGTTAAGAATCCGCTACCAATTGCAATTGCATGTGCTTGATATCTGCTCAATGTGTCGGTGCGCAATAGTGAGTCATAATTAAATTTGGCTTGCTGACCGCGTACTAATAGATCCGACAAAGCTTCTTCGATCCGTTGCGCGACCGGTTGAATTGACCAACGCACCAATTGAAGATTCTCTTGCTCGACATTTGAATATGTGCGCGATGCATTTGGGCTTCCAAGATAGTAAGCCGGAAGGCCAAGCATATTTGAAGCGGTAGTCAAATCATTGACTTGCGACTCAAGCAATTGTGACTCTTGCGCGTTATTGCTTAAGACTTGAAATTCGGTTGATGAGTTCATGACTACCGGCGCACGATTGCGACCGGAATACATTGACATCCAACTCGACTTCATTGCATCGGCTTCTTCTTGTGTTAGATCCGGGTTTGCGGATTTCAGCACGGCGGTCGGTACTACACCGCCATCAAAATATCTTGCGGCGTATTCATTGATTGCAATTGATTTTCCAATACCTTGCTTTTGTGTTGCAAGAAGCCCGACACCAACGACCGAGCCTGGCATTGAAAAATTTTTAATGTGTAAAATTTCGCTTTGATCATAAGTGCGATCGTCAATCTTATAGATGATCCGGCCTTTTTCTCTGATCACATGCACGCGATCGGGAGAGACCGGATAGAAATTATCGGGCAATCCATTGGCACCGGGTTCGCCGAGTACCGCAATATAGTTTCCGTGCATAATTAAAGAAGCGGCCATTGCTGAAATTGTTTCCATCCGGGTCTCCGGTGGATTTGGTCTCACAAGAATTTGCGGCGTAGGTGTGACCAATTTTCCGTTGCGATAGCTGTGAAGTGGCAAAGCACCAATTGCATCGGCGATCAATGTCACGCCGCGAAATATTGCCGGCACTCCGAGCGCGGTCTCTTGATCGACATAAGTGCCAGACCATGAGCCTTCATAGAATCTTCCAACGCGACCAAGTGAATCCACAAAGCCGGTGTTGGTGTAAACCGTTGAAGGTTGAATTTGTCTCTTAAGTATTTTTCCAAGCATCATTCACTCCGTTCAACGGCGAGTCCAAATAATAAAATTACGGAGCCCGCAAATAGTACCGCAATGATGGTTGAAAATGTGGCAATTCCGGCGGTAAGTATCGCGCAACCTATGACCTGCAATGCGGTTGCAATATATGTTTTCATTAGAATATGCGACTCCTTTCAATTGGCTTATCTTCCGGTGTATTTGTTACTCCATACCGTGCAAGTGTTACCGCAACAAGCGGCGTGATATTCGAAGCATTTTTTCGATTCCAAGCCCATGCATCTCCGAGCGGTCTTTTGCTTGCTTCGGTGATTGCCGAGCGAAGAAGCGGATCATCAAGATGACAAATTGTGCGAGCATGTACCGCATCATAAAAGGATCCACACGCTTTCCCGTAGTCTCTCATTGATATCGTGATCACTTTGATACCGGCATTTTCGAGCTCACCAATCAAAGATCCCGCCGGAGATCCGCCATCAATGACCACCGGTGCTTTCCATTTTTTTGCTATCTCAATCAATCGCGGCAAAAGCCATTGAGTGCCATCGCGTGCATC